TGAATCCTATTCAAGTTTCCGCCAGCATGGCTGTGCGGACAGTTGAGCAAAGCGCGTTGTATCCGGCTGCATTCGGGTGCAGATAGATCGTGTTTCCTTCCCCGGCCATCGTCACGTTCCATAGCCACGGGTCTGCCTGACAGATAGCTGCATGTGTGTCGATGACAACATCTGCGCCACCAGAACTACCCCACGATGCATTGAGCGTGTCCACCGCTGCACCCGCCTGCCATTTGGCGTCCTTGATCTGGTTTGCCAAATCCATGGACACCACCGAAGTGGTGCGACACAACAAAGTGGTGCGCATGATTTTGCGGACGTGAACAGGCCACTGCGCTCTAATGTCTGCGTACAGTGACTTGGCCAGCGCCAGGACACTCGCGGCCGTCGCGCCGCCAAGCTGAATGTCGTTTGTTCCCATCTCGTCAACGACATGGGAGCCATACCTGAATAACCGTGTCAGCAAGGCCTTGTTTGGGTCTGACTGAAATGGAATGTATTGGCTTCCGCCGACTGCGAGCTGGCAACCGGCGAGTGGCGCAGAAATACCATCTGCCGCAAATAGGCTCTTAATGAGTACGCCAGCCTTACAGTCGTATCCAGTCCTGACTGTATTGTTCTGGCCTAGCATGATCGAGTCGCCAACACCGGTGAATGTTGGTGAGTCACCGGAAACGAATGCCCCAAGCAACAGGAATCCAACCGGCATAGAGACAGCACCGAAGTTGCTTCCTGAGAAACCTATGTTCCCTGTGCTGTCAACGTCGCTCACAACCGCCCCAGCGCCCCAATTGATGGCAATTTCTGCCGGATTCAGCGTCGAATTGGCGCCAAGACTCGGATACTTTTGTCCGTCTGCGGTGACGCTGATTTGACCGCGAAGCCAGTAGGTTTCGCCTACCGTAAATTCAGATAGGCCAAATGCACTCGGTAGCAGCTTGTCTGATTGCTGGGCATCAGACTCACCATCTGCCAGCGTCACAGTTCGCAACCCACCCCAGGTAATTGGGGCCGTCTGTGATGGGCTGTTTCGCTCCAAGGCCATCTTTTCTACCTTGATAGCGTTTCCAGGCAGTTGTACGGCCGTAGGATTCAGGGCGAAGTTTACGGGTGATATGACAATGCCATCACGGTTGCCTGAGCCTATGACAACGCGCCGACGCCATGTGACATTCCAGCGGGTAGCTGTCACGGCTTGATTGACTCTTGGGACAGCGTTTAGCGCATCAGCCCAGCGAAGGGTTGATTGGGGTAGCCCACCCGCACCACCCCCACCCGCCAGGATGGCACGCAGGAACGGCGACGCAAGTGTAGGCCGAAGCGGCGAGCGGATCGCTCTGTGGATCATTGGTCAGCCGACACCCTGGGAGTGCCGCTCAGCGCCGTGAACTTGTAGATCGCACCGGCCACCGGGTTGCTGCAGATGAGCGCATCACCCGGCATCAGCGTTCCGACCGAAGCAAAGTCGGCCAGGCCTGTCACGTTCTTGCGCAACAGCGTTGCGGGTGCCTTCGTGCACTGGACGATAAAGTCACCGGCGGCCGGCGTGAACTCGGTTTCGAGTGCGGTGGTCAGGGATGCCATGGGTTCTCCTATGCGGCCTTGGCAGAGCGCTGCATCGCAGCGTCGGCGGCCATGGCCTGAAGTTGCTGTTGCTGGGCGGCCTTCTGCGCCTGCTCCTGCTGCTGAGCTCGGGCATCGCGGATCGCTTGCACCTGGTCAACGTCCCGAATCAGCTTGAGAGGCACGCCCAGCGACTCAGCCAGCGTGCGGGTCTGATCGTCCCAATCCACCACGTCGAGCACTTCAGGCTTGACCTCGACGAGCTGGGCGATGTCAGCGTTCAGGCGCTCGATGGCGCCAACGTCTTCCATCTTCTGGGCGCGCGCCAGCGGGCCGATGAACTTGACGTTGTAGCCACTCTGCTGGATAGACTCAGGCGCAGGACCGAACAGGCCGGCGCGGTACGCCAGCGCAAAGCAGCGCTCCACCAGCGGCTGCAGGTACTCGGCCTGCAAGCGGCCGTAGATCGGGCCCAGCAGCTGGCGGATCATGTTGACGCGAACGTGCACCTCGGTTGCCGTCATGCTTGGGCCGTCCTGCGGCTGCAGTTGGTCAGCCATCAGCAACTTGCGGATGTTGGCCTGTAGCTTGTCGATGCGGGTGTCGGCCAGCTGCCAATTGCCACCAGACTGCAGCGGCTTCATGCTGTCCACGCTGTTGGCGATGATGACCTTGCGCGGGCCGACCTTGATGGTGCGCGGGTTGAGCACGCCATCGTCCTCGGCGATCCACATGCCGGCGATGGTCAGCTCGGCATTGGCCATGTCCATGCGCACCAGTTCATTGAGCTGGCGGGCACTTGGCAGCGCGTCGAACATCGGGCCCACGGCGTACACGGTGTCGGGGATCACCATCCAGCGCGGCACGATCACGGGCATCTCGTGGTATCCCGACTCGCGCAGCAATGCGTGCGACTGAACCTCGAAGTGGCACGACGCGATGGGCAGGTTCTTGGCCATCTTTCCGCCGACCAGGTAGACGGTGCGCGGATATATCGCGTGGCAGATTTCGACCAGGGAGTCGGGCTCAACGGTGGCCAGCTTGCGGGTCTGCGCACTGCACGCATCTCCGAACTCGTTCACGGCCTGGGCTGCGGTGAGCATGTAGGACCGGAACACGGTGTCAACTGTGCCGCCGTAGGTCGAGTCGGCAGCGTAGACGCCGGCCAGCGGCCACTGCTCGAACTTGAAGCCACCGCCCGACTTGCGGTCGATGTCAACGTACAGGGAGAACCAGCCGGCCCCAACCATGTCCAGGCTGCACTCGTAGCCGGCGGCGTCGAAGGTGCTGGCGTGAATCTCTCGGTGCAGCTGCGCGCCCTTGGTGTCGAGCCAGGTCAAAGCAGCATCGTCGGCGCCCGTGCTCTGCAGCCCGAACCATTGCGAGCTTGCGGGCGTCATGCCGCTGACCAGCGCCGCGGCCAGAGTGCGGCCGGCATCGGTGGCGGTGTCGTCCACCAGGCGGGCCTTGCGGTCGAGCGCGTTCTGCGCGGTCTGCGTGCCTGAGGTCAGGCCGCTGCCACGGATCGGGAACGAGTTGTCGAAGCACTCGCGCCAGACACCCTCGTGAGGCTCGCGCAGCTTCTTCAGCTGCTCCAGTCGCTTCGACAGAGATGCAACATCGGTCATCAGGCTACCGCCGTTCTTGTGATGCTCTTGCCGCCGCCACCACCGCCACCGCCTCGGCCAACCGAACCGGCCATCGAAGGTGCGCCAGCGCCGAGCGCCGATCCACCGTAGCCGGACGCAACAGCAGCGCCAGCGCGCGAAGCGGGGGAAGCAGCACCAGCGGACATCACCGTGCCCGATGGGCCGCCAAGCGCATCACCTGTTCCCGTTGGGTCACCCAGGCCAAGGGCCGATGAGCGGCGCCGTGCCTTGGCTGCTGCCGTCTTGGCATTGGCTGCCACCATGGCGCCAGTCTCGGCCTCGGTGGCCTTGCGTGCGTCATCCTCCTGCGAAGCCCTGAGTGCATCGCTCTGGGCGTGCATGGACTTGCGCTGCTGGTCGGCGCTGTACACCGAGGTGCCGATGATGGCGGTCGCAGCCAGGGAGATCGGATCGCACATGGCGCAGGCCTCAGCGATACGCCGGGTTGCAGTAGTAGCCGTCAGCGCACAGAACCGCGTGGCGGCCAGCCAGACTGATCTCGCCGGCCTTGACCTTGGCGTGCACCTGGCTGGTGGTCAGGCCACGGAACTCGGATTCGGCCAGGGCCTTGGCACCGTGCGGTGCGATGGCGGGGGCGAAGGTCTCGCCGGTCGGTACAGCCACCGACTGCAGCGAGGCGATCTCGGCATCCTTGGCGGCCAGTTGGGCGCGAAGCAGTTCCAGCTCGGAAGGCTGACCAGGCGCCGTGTCTTCGACTTGGGCGGTGTCAGGCTGCGTTGCGCCCGGCACTTGCACGGGCTGGTTCTCGGGTCGGGCCATTGGTCGCGCTCCTGTGTTGGGATCTGTGTTGGGATGCGCGGCAGTGTGTGGCGGGCCAGCGGTCGCATTCCAGACCGCTAACCGGGTGGGTTCAGCGCATCTTGGCCGCCGACAGCACGGTGCGCTCCCTGGGCACGAAGGCTGCCGACTTGCCCGTCAGCCGGCACCAGGCCAGCAGGATCACCTCTCCGTCCGAGTGCCTGGGCTCGCTGCCGTCCTGCCAGCGCAGCAGCGTGGAGCGGTTCACCTGCAGGTAGGCGGCCAGCGTGCGGCTGCCTGCAGGCTCACGGCCGGTCGGTGTGTCCTCGCCAAGCAAGTGGGCGATGTCGGCCAGCACCGTGCCCCAAGCGATCTGCAGCGGGGCGACCATCAGTGCCTCGCTCCGGCCTCGATGAGCGAGAACTCCCCGCCGCCCATCTGCTGCATGAACTGCTGCATCGCCTCAGTGCGGCCGGCCTCGTAGTCGCGGCGCTCGGTCGGCTTGAGGCGGCCCTTGCCTGATGGCGCCGGCATGCGCGGGGACCAGTCGACGTCCATCTCCACGAATCCGCCCTTGAGCCTGGGGATGGTGATCCGCACGATGAAGCGCGAGCCGACTGGGAACGTGGCGCGGTAGTGGTTGACCTGGCCATCGGCGGCGAACTGGCCGGAGCCTTGGCACTGCGGGCAAAGCGGCATGAGCCGGCC